CTCTCCATTGCTTACTCATGCATGATAGCACCAAGATGTATTGATGTCAACCATAACGTAGCTTCAACATGCATTTGGCTTCAGGGGAAATGGGCGTCTGTTCAAGGAACTCATCAAAAGTGTAAGTATAGCCACGTAACCACCATTCGACATCTCCATCAGGGTATTCAAGTGCAGGGCCATCCTGTCTGTGCAGATAGTCCCCCTGCCGCCATACTTTTGTTCCATTCCATCGTATATAGCATCCAAGTTCATCGTCAACCATAAATTAGCTTCAGCATGAATTTTTCTTCTGGAGAAATAGGCGTCTGTTCAAGGAATTCATCAAAAGTGTATCTTCTATCATTTAGATACCAGCCGACATGTCCATCAGGGTATTCAAGTGCTGGTCCGTCAATTCGATGCCGTTTATCGTTCTGATAGTAAAATTTAGTACCGTTAGCATATTCAATAGCAGGACCGTCCAGTCTATGCACCTTCCCATCTGTATGCCACGCTGTTGTTCCATCTGAATATACCTTATATTGTGATCCATTTTCATCCATAAGTCAACTTCAACATGCATTTGGTTTCAGGAGAACAAGTTGTTCGTTCAAGGAACAGATCAAAAGTGTATTCGATCCCATTTAGATACCAGCCGACATGTCCATCAGGGTATTCAAGTGCTGGTCCGTCATGCCTATGCACACAGCAATGAAGCGTCCATTGTTTGGTTCCATCTGACCACTCATAGTATCTAGGTGTTTGGTCATCCATAACGCAACTTCAGCATGAATTTTTCTTCAGGAGAAATGGGCGTTAGTTCAAGGAATTCATTAAATTTGCACTTTTTACCATTTAGATACCAACTGGCATGTCCGTCGGCGTGTTCAAATGCAGGACCGTCAATTCGATGCAGCTTCTCACCGGTCCGCCACATTTTTGTTCCATCTGAATATACCTTATATTGTGATCCATTTTCAACCATAACGTAACTTCAGCATGAATTTGTCTTCTGGGGAACAAGTTGTTCGTTCAAGGAATTGAGCAAAGGGGTAGTGGGTTCCATTTAGAAACCAACTAAACCCACCAAGAGCGTGTTCAACTGCAGGACCGTCGGCTCGATGCCAACTGGTACCCAGCCTCCATATTTTTGTTCCATCCTGTCGTATAAAGGAATTTGGTACATTTTTATCGATCAACATCTGCAGTATCCTCTAGATTAATGGAGGTCTTGGTAAATTTCCACTAAGTCAAGATCATTCATTGTGACTGCATGTGCGCCAGCAAAGGTCGAATACCAGTTTTTTGCCAAGCTGAGAGTCGCAGGATCCACTTGTTTCTGGGATAGAACCAGGCCGCGCGCAAAGGCTTCAAAATTTGTAACTGTTTTCATCTTGCTTCTCCTATCACATACGTGTTGCATGCGTTTAATATTTAGTTCAAGATATACGATTTGTTGCTGCTGGTCAAGTAAAATTATTCAGCCAAAGCGCCACGCTTCCGCAGATCTTACACATTACGATTTGCTCATGGTGAAATAGTATGATTTTGGCACCGTTGATATAGAACGGCGCATTCATATGTTTGGCGAGGATGAGTTTTTCTCCAGTGTGGAACTCTCGATCATGTAGAAATTCTTCATGGTCAAAATATCTTGAGAGAAGATGGTAGCCTGCTGACCGCAATCGCAGCCCGTCAGCATGATAAAAGTAGTCGTTGGGCTTGATACCGCTGCCACCCAATAGCTTTACTATTTCTGGGTCGCTAGAGTTTTCCAGCTGGTCTTTTAGCCAGTCTGTAATTTGTTGTGTCAATATCTTCTTGGATTCGTTCACCTCCGACAAGTTTGATCACCTTAAATTCTGTTGTCTTGAACTTCTTGTTCAACCTCTCTGCCAAATTAATGCAGTGACCTGGATTGCTAAAGCTGGTCTTCTTGTATTTAGCGCCGGGTGAATCAACTAGACTGTTAAAACTCTTGAGGTTGAACGGACTATCTTGGTAGAATACTGCATAAATTGCTTCAGCATCAAGTACTTGTTCACAGCGGAAGTTTCTATCTGTATGCTCTAGGAGCACCTTGGGCTTGGGTCGTGCCATATCAATCTCCAATTAAGTCTAGCTTTAATTATTTAGCTAGAATGGAGATTTTTCTGCCACCCACACCCTGTTGTGCTATTTGGGTTTAAAATTATGGCCGCAAGCTGGGCATTTACATGTGCCAACAGTCTGTTCCTGTAGCTCATTTACCAACTTTTTCAAACTCTTTGCTTCACGCGCAAATGACTTGAGGTTGGCCCGGTTGCGATCAGCTTTGGGCTTGTCATATTCATCCTTGATTTTTTTGATTAGTCTGGTCAGTTTATCTTCAAACACCCCGAGAAACCCAGTAATCTTGGACTTAGCCATCGTCACGCTTCCTTCTTTGAATTGCAATCTGCATATCAGTTTGTGTTTTAAAGGGCCCAATAAACTCATACTTGTGTAGAGTTGATAGTTTGGGACAATGGCTTTCCATCCATCCCCCATTGGTAAAATTGATACCATAATAACCAGCAGCAAAGTAGACGGTGCTAGTGGCAGATTTAGTAAAGCAGGGAAGATTGTCGCATTCTTGTATTTTAAACGGTTTGATGTCGGATATTGGATAACCAAATACATGTGCTTGGTGCCACGAACTTGGTTCTGACTTTTCTTGGAAATCAAAGAGCTCGTTTATGTTGTCACGATCATGTGCAACATTGGATCCATCTGTAAAAAATTGCACCAACATACTTGGGTCATCTGATGCTGGGCTCATAGTGCCAGTCTTGACATCATTATCACCGTATGTGATCCACAGCTTGTTTGGTATTACTTCAATCGCTCTTGGCTTTTTGGGCATAGCTTGCTCCTAGATAACGCGCATGATCGTCAGCTTGATCGCTCACACGTATTAGGTTGTTTTTACCGCAGAAGCGTAGCAAGTGAATACCCACTTGTTTTTTATGCGCTGCTTGGACCGCAGTAACAATAGCATTATCCAATGTGGCTTTGATTTCATCAGGCTGTGCAGTTAGGTCAACCAGTTTGACATTGCGCAAATAGTCATCACGAACCACATGTTCAGCGCCATTATGATCAGTCCAACGCTGTAACATAAAGTTGTTCCAGCTAAACCCTTTACCCCCGCGGTCATTAAATGCTTCAGTCATACCCACCTTGTTGGCGGTCCCCACTGTTCGCGCACCTGGATATGCAGAAAAGATATTGTCGCTTGTGTCGCCGCGGATACACTTTTCAAATAACAACCAGGCCGGCTCACCAAGTTGCTTGGGCTTGCCAGTTTTTTTATCAATTACAGCCCTACCCTTGTCGTCCACAATACCGTCAATTGATATAAGTTGACTTGCGATACCATTATATTGGCTGACTGTGGGGCTGATCAATTGATAGAAGTCACTATCACTGGAAATTATAACATGCTTGTCTTGAGGGTGTGTTTGGATCCAGCGAGCAATAAAGTCATCCGCTTCGCAACCATGAGCCTGTAACACAGTAACGTTTGTGTTGTCATGTAGGAAATCCTTGAACGCATCAAATGCCTCGTTAAACGCGGTGTTTTCTTCAACCTCAGCAGGCGATGCTAGGGCACCCGCCTCCCGGCGATGCGCTTTGTATGGCGCATAAAAGTCTCTACGCCAAGACCGTCCTTCAAAACAGAACACCACATGGGTGCCGCCAAGGTCACGCCAAGCCTTGTTAATGCTGGAAAAAATAATATGCATAGCCATACCAATCTTGGTATCAATATCTCCACGAACCACGTGACGCGATCTGTAAAAAAGATTCGCGGCATCTACTAGTATATACGTCATTGTTATCCTTTAAGTAATGTGTCAGCCTACAACAATCTTGGGCCCATGTCAATACATATTTTGTTTAGCATGACATTTGCAAAGGTGTAGTCGCAATCCTGGTAGACTTGGGGTTCTAGAGCGTCCATAGCTGCAAGAATGGCAGCAGTTATATCATGTTGGTTAAACGTAAAAACCCAAGCTGGCGCATGCCAGTTATAGTAGGGTTGCGAAAAGTTGTGCATCATAAAGTTACTCTGGCTGCTCGTTTGTTACGCCACGACATAGGTCAGTGAACCACATGTCAACTATGTCCTCGTCAGTGCGGCCACTATATCCTGCCTCAGTTAGACTATAAACAAATGCCTTATTCCAGTCGAGCTCCATAAATCCTGTGTTGGGCTTTTTTGGATCAACAAATTGCACACTAATTACCTTGACCCAAGGCTCATTGTTAATATTTGCAATTGTTTTTTCACGTAAGTCAATGTCCTGGATTTTTCCAGCTCGCCATTTTTTGTACCAATTAAACATATTCTTCCTTAATTTGTGTTGCCGCGGATCATTACCATCCAATCTTTTCCCATGGAACGTCTTTGTTGCCAAAATGTCCATATACACAGTTTGCACTGTATTCAGTAAAGTTGAATAGATCAAATCGATCTATAATACCTTTTGGTGTAAGATCAATATTTTCACGGATGTATTTTTCGATAGTTCTGTTGTGCCCGTTGCTGTCAACATATATACTTACTGGATCCTTGACACCAATAGCGTATGACAATTGAATCTGGCACCAGTCTGCCATGTCATCTGCTACTACGTTTTTGGCCAACCAACGTGCTGCATATGCACCACTACGGTCCACCTTGGTCGGATCCTTTCCGGAAAATGCGCCGCCTCCGTGCGGGGCCCATCCACCGTAAGTGTCAACTATGATCTTTCGACCAGTCAGCCCAGCGTCACCATCAGGACCACCAATAACAAAGTTTCCTGTTGGATTGATGTGCCATATGGTATCATCATCAATTAGTTTGGCAAGTGGCTCTATACTGTGGGCCGCAATCTTTACAGTTTCCCTAACCGATTGAATGGTTCCAGGTGTGTGCTGGTGGCTACACACGATGGATTGGATCCTTCTTGGAGTACTGCCATCATATTCGATTGAGATTTGGCTTTTGGCATCTGGAAGGAGATAGGCATGGCCGTTGCTGATTCGCAGTGTGTCCAACTTGTGTAATAGTTGATGGGCAAGATAGATAGGCATGGGCATAAAATCAGGCGTGTCATTGCATGCATAGCCAAACATGATTCCCTGGTCGCCTGCCCCGAACTCGTCGGTAGCAATTGAAATATCACCTGATTGTGCATGTAGTTCGTTGTAGATGCGCAGTGTGGACCAGTCGAATCCACCACCATCAGGATATCCAATTGACTTAACCGTATCCTGTACAAGTTGGTCAACTTCATCTTTTGTGAGATTGAAGTTTTTGACCTCTCCTGCAAGTGTGACCATATTTGTTGTAACAAGAGTTTCAATTGCGCATCGCGTTGTGCTGTCTCCACGCCGTAGGGCTTCATCAAGCAATGCGTCTGAAATTTGATCAGCAACTTTGTCAGGGTGTCCGCGGCTCACGCTTTCTGATGTATATGTATATCGTCTATTCATTATTGGTCCTTTTATGTCCTAGTCGTTCGATCGTGCTGCCAAACAAAGTCCAGCACCTTTTTCGGCGGCGGCGACCCGCAATAACAGTTTGGCTATTAAAACATCAAGCTCACGTCGTGGCAACATTGCTACATATCTTATCATATTCGCTCACATCCTTATGTCTTTTTTGATCAATGCTTCATCAGCAGTAACCGCTGAGCTGAATGTTTCTGCATAACGTACACGTAGAGTGTGGATTTGACCAACCGGGCCGGTGTCTGGCTGCACACCAACTAGTTCGTTTGCAATAGTAGCAGGCATGACATGGCGGATGGATGACAAGAGCACTTTGTCAAATGGTTTTATTGCTACATATCGTATCATACTTGATCATAACCCCTTGGCCTTGGCGTTGGTGTCCAGCCATTAACAAGTTCGTTTGCGATAGCCCGCATCCCGCGGCGGACACCTAGTAGGATAGCAGTGTCAAGTTTGTCAAATGGTAGCATTGCTACGTATCGTATCATATTTGCTTATATCTCTCCATGTTTCATTCTGGCAAACCACTTCGTTTGAAAAAGACATATTGAAACACCAAGTTTGTCAAGTGGCAACATTGATATGTATTTTATCATACTTAATTATATTCCTAAGTCTCTTTTCTCTTAGCATCGCCGATATTTCATCTATTAAAACATCAAACTCACTTCGTGGCCGTATCGCGGTATATTTTATCATGCCATAGTACAGTAAAGGTGAATCTGCAGATTGAGAATAAATCCATAACGAACACAATATGAAGCAGCATACTCATGATTGATTTGGTTTGCAGCCATGTCAAGTAACCCTGGTTCCCAAAAGCCTACAATTTCGTCAATCTCACTACGCTCCTTGAGTGTAGTTTGATTTGAGTTCAAGCGTAATTTCTTGGACTCAAGTGGTACGCTGTTGTATATGTTCATGGGACTAATATAGATATCTCGCCCAGTAGCGGCCTGCCATTCATGTGCCCAATCTGGTACTTGTGAATAGGGCGAGTCGGCATCAGCTTCCATAACAAACTTTAGACAATTGGCACGATCAAGAACCTCTTTACGTGGCACAAGGTAGCGAATCGCTACCTTATTTTTCTCCAAGCACTTGGGCGAAATTACAAGAACAGTACTGGTGGGAATTTCTGTATTTTGTGTGCCGTTTGATTCAATCTGTGTTTTGGTAAAGATATGTTGCATACGTTCCAAGAATGGATTGATGTTGTTTTGCAGCATGGGCTCGCCACCAGTCATAACAAGCACCATACGTTTCTTGGTTGGCAGGGCTGAATAGTATTCCACTGCAGAGTCATCTGCCAGATCGGTCGTATCAATGGAATGATTGGTCCAACCTGGACGTTCCATTCCCTGGTCAACATAAAACTGATCAATAGTTGTCTCAATACGTTCTTCAATCTGGTCGAATGTCAACCAGTCGCCATCGTCAAAGAAGGTGTCACAAAATTGGCAATCGAGGTTACATTTTGCAAGTCGGATAAAAAATGCAGGCTCGCCCCGGAAAGGCCCTTCGCCTTGAAGTGTCATAAACATAGATGTAATATACATCTGATCTTGTCTTGCTTCAGCAAAATATTTTTTACCGACAATTTGGTTAGTTCCAAACATGTATTTTCCTTATTCAATATATCCAAGTAATTTGGCCATTACAGCGCCGTCGTCGACAAACTCTACTTCAGCTTGCATTGATTCTGCATCACCAAAGGGCCTAACAATAACAGACTCAGATGAAAATCCTTGATCATTGACAAACCACCATGTTATACCTTCCTGTATATCGTCCCAAGTGTTCCCCGATGCGATGATCTTGCCAATATCATCAGTGTACACATGTATAATACAGGATTTGGGATCAGGTTGATAGTATCGCGCAACACCTTCATCCATTGTCTATAATCCGATTCATAGCAGATTTAAAGCGGGTCGATTGCTTTTTACGTGCTGCCTTAAGTTTAACAGATCCAACACGGTCTGTAAAGAGAATACCCTGAAGGTGATCATATTCGTGCAAAAATACACGACAGTCCATACCAAAAAGTGTTGCTTGGCTGCGAGCACCTGATTCATCTTCCCAACTGGCCTTGATCATGTCGGGCCGCTTGACTTTGAGATAGAGACCGGGATCACTCAAACAGCCCTCACTCATAAGCACTGTGTCATCGCTTATTTCATGAATTTGGGGATTGAAACAAGTAATCATTTCACTTTGAACGTGGGTTACAAATACTGCGGCATCAAAGTCGATTTGGTTGGCAGCAATGCCCAGGCCACGGTGCTGCAGGCACAGGTCCTGCATATTTTTGCTGACCACTAGTCGGTATGCCAGATTGTCTGGTGGAAATGGTTGCGCGGCTGTTTCAAGTGAAGGGTATGGGGCGTAGACAAGCCGGTGCGATGATAGGTCTGGCATCAAGGATGTTGTATCGATCTGGTTGTTCATAATTTTATCCGTTGTTTTGTTGATTAAGTTATGCTGGTGTCCAATGGCTCAAGCACCTAGGTTCATATGCACCAACACTCCCCACTACAACCCGCTCATCAGCTGTCTGTTCTTGACGCTGGGTTTTGGTTGCTGGTCGACCACATTGTGAGCATATACTTTGTATCAATTTGATTTCGTCACTTAGTGCCATAAGCAAGGCAGTAGTTTCAAAAGGCTTGCCTCTACTATCTTGATTGAGGCCGGCGGCGATAACATTTACACCATCTACCAACATGTTACTTACTATTTGCAGGGTGGTGTCAGAGTCCATGAATTGTACCTCATCCAGGAACACTGTATGATAATTATACGATTTTAAGGTGTGGTTGTCAATCACATGTTGCCAGTTATCCATACTAAAGCATGGAAAACTTAGCTTGTCATGTGTTGCAATATGATCCGCACTGTAGCGATTGTCAATACGTGGCTTGATTACCAGAACCTTAAATTTACAGTGATTGATCCAGAGTATTTCTTGTAGTATAGCTGATGTTTTGCCAGCAAACATGGGGCCAATTATAGTCTTGAGTTTACCTGTCTTTTCCAATGGTTAAAGTTTCCTTGTGTGCATAATACTACTTATGATCTGGAGAAGTCCTGTTGTAGTTTGATATTATCAAAGAACTCTTTTTTTGTAC